TGATCGAGACATACATTGACTCGAGAGTGAGCTCGCTGTATACACTCGTGATGCCACCCAGCCAGATGTCACTGATCCAGGAGTTGGGCCTGAGAGCGCTCAGTATCCGGTCGAACACGTCTTTGAGTATTCTGTTTTCCGCCCCGTACTCCCCGTACACGTCAGAGCCGGGGACGTCCCACCCCTCCTCCCCGCCGTCATTGATTATTACTTCCGGGGTCTCTATTCTGCTTTGCCAAACGTACCCAGCGGGCGCTATATGGCCGTACCCGCCGGACTTCATCTTGATACTGCCTGCGTATGAGACTAGGCCGCCGCCAGTAGCCCCCCACTCCCCCCGCATGAACGCACTAGGAGGTGCCTCAGGGGCGTAAACGTCTACCCCCTTGTCCACGTTGTTTTCGACGAACGGGTACTCTGGGGTTCTTTTCCCCCGTGTTGTTTCCAGTGTGTAGCCGAACATATCCTCCGCCCCACCCAAGGTATGCCCTAGGTACGCGCGGAACTCAACGGCCCATGCGTGTTCGCAAGCCACTGGGGGGAACTCAAGCTCACCAGTTCTGTCGTTCGGGTCGTTACGCTCCCCCCTACGCCCGGTGACGAAGCGCATGCCTGCGTATCCATGACGCTCGAACGTAGCCGTCTCAGGCGGGGAGGTTGTCGCGATGTACCCGTCGCGGGTAGTGGGAGACCACGCCCCGTAGGTACGTCCCTCGGTCGCGAAGCTCGTGCGCTCAGTTCGGGTGTATATATTCCCGCCATATTCGATGCAGAGAATCTCTATGGCTGGAATGAGCGTGACGTCTCCGTACCACATTGATTCGCCAAGACCAATACCAAAGGGATGCCCATCTAAATACACATCTGACACGGTGTCGCGCACGTAGTTTAACGCGGTCTGGTAATCCACGAATTGGAGCCTGACATTTTTATCAGCCTCAGCTATCCCTTTTACACTCCACCGAATCTTGTGGTAATACTCGTCCCCGTATACAGGGTCAATGTATCTTTCGTCAGTGGTGGTCACCACCATCTCGCCGGGCACGTCCTTAGGGAGGTGCACCGACTCGAGCCTCTGGCACATGTTGTAGGGGTCGAGTACCGCACGACTGTGCGCCACCGCAGGCCAGTACAAAGGGCCGTCACCAGTAGGTGCTTTGTATGGGTCACACACCACATACACAATTTCCAGTTGGCCGTCGATGTGGCACACAAAAACTGGTGTTCTTGACCCTTTGAACTCTTTTGCCTTTTTTGTCGGGACCTGCCCGTTGCCGATGCCCTCGCCGTCGAAATCAGTGCGCGGGTGAAATCTGTCGTATGACGTCCCGTAGTAGGTGATGCTGCGTCCGTTTACTCGCCACGGGATGGGCGGGGCAACAGTACCACCTTCTTCGGTGATGCCGTCGGCGTTCCAGTAGTCCAGTGGCCCAGACCCCATCTCGACGAGCGTAGCAGTCCCTGTGTCCAGGCTATCTTCGACGGCGGGGTCTCGGGGCGTTATAGATATGTCCAGCCGGTAGAGAAACGACGTGTCTACGTAGTTGATGGTTGTATGGCAGGTGTTATATGCCGAAGCTCCTGTGTCGTCGAACGACCACCCCATGTAGGTCGAGTATTCGGACTTGCCAAAGTACGGCTGCATCTCGCCCACGGTCGCTAAGACGATTACCCTGCCCTCTGCGATCGCGTTCGCTAACTGCTCAGGGTCTGTAGGTGGGGCTCTATTCGCGGGGAGCCCACCGCCGAACATGTCGGCAACCAGCTTGGCGTGCGCGTCTTTCGGGTTGTGGCGGTGTAGCCTCAGGGGCATGGCGAGCACCCCGTTGTCGCTGTCGATCTCAATGACCCATAGTTTTCCGTTCTTGTCGCGGTGCAGCCCGTGGCAGCGGTAGAAGCCACTGTCGAACGCCAAGGCTTGAGAGAATGGGAGGTATCCGTGGATGGCCTGCACGGCTTTGGACATGAGTCCCGAGAACGCAGAAGCGGGCTTGCTCCAGTAGCCGCGCCAGAAAGGGTCCTTCTGCTGGAATTTCTCAGCCTGATATAGAGGCAGCACAAACGCCGTGTTAGGGGTTGCACGGAATTCGGCTGTGTCGTCCGTGTTAAGCCGCGCCGCCCCGCTCAGCATGTCGACCCAGCCGTCGATTCTGATGTACTCGTAACCGGGTACTACACGAACTGTGATTGTCGCGTGCTCGACTTCATAAACCTGCACCGCATAGGGCAGACCGAGGGCTTTCAGAATTGCAACGCGGTGGCGGGCAAAAGGCAACCACTGCTCTCCGCCACGAACAACTACGTGCTCCATGCTCCATGCGCAGCTTACGCTGCTGGGTACGTCCAGGTGAAGGTATCCACCGTAGATGGTGCACCGATGGCGATGGTGATGTTTGACAGGTTCATATCCGCGCCGCTCACAGCGATGGAACCGTCCAAGCGAGGCAGCGTCGTGCTGGACAAGTTGTCGTCCAACGCGTTTCCTTTCAGACGGAACCAACCGGCTGTGCCCGCGGCTACGCCGTTAAAGCTCCATATGCCAGACTTGGACACCGCGCCCTCGGCAGCCGCAGCAAACGTCAGCCCGTTCGTTGCAGAGCCTGGGGTGAACGCGCCGGAGTTCAGCGTCACAGTGCCAAGCAGCGTACCTGTCGCAGCGGAGTCCGCCGTAGCCGGTTGTGTACCGGTGCGAATTTCGATGATGCCATTGGCGAATGTGGCGGCGAAGCCAGTGTCGCCTACAAGGTTGTTGCGCAAAGCTGTTGAAAGACGGATAGTCATGATTTCTCCTTACGGGTAGGGGTTGAAAGCCGACCCACCCTGCTGAATAACAGAGAGGTATCGTTTTTGTCCGCCGGAGCGAACGACACATCCTCCGGCGCGAACGCCGGGGGCCACTGACACGCTTTTCTCGGTCAGATTCGTGAAAGGCAACGCGCTGCACACGCCGCGCGTCGTCCAGAAATAAACAGTCTCACCGTCACGCGAAGCGTGCTGCCCCGGAACAACGCCATACTCAGCCAGCATGTCGAGCTTCTGCCCGTCGTAGGCATAGATGCGAGCGTCTGTGCCAATGATCAGAGAGGTGTCAACTGCCGCCAGCATGAACACTCGTCCCGGTACAAGGATGAAGTTGCTATTGAGATTGAACAGGTGAAAGCCAAGCGGCTCACTAAACCAAATCGCTGTCTGGTCTTCAGCGGGCATGGGCTGAGCGGCATACAGCCTGCCTTTCCAGAACTGAATAACATCTGCGCCGAACGGCAGTGGATCGAGGAACGGGTTCAGCAGATCGCGACCGAGGGTGTCAGGTGATGCATTGAAAGTAGTCGCAACCCCAGTCGCCATGCCACGGAGCTGAAACACCTCGCTGTTGGCAGGTGTCACATAGACATTGCAGCCGGGTGTGAGATCATCAATTTGAAGCGCCTGATCTTCTTGCAGGACAATACTGACGGCCTCGGTTGCCCCCGTCTCACGCCCATCTGAAAGTACGGATGTGCAGCAAACTTGGTACACACCTGTTGGAAGATCTCCAGTGAATGCGCGCAAAGTAGGACGGTTAGGTAGAACCCAGCGCCACGGTATGACGGTGTTGTCTGGCAGGATGATTCCGCTATCGACTCCGTTGTTGAAGAAAACCTGATTGTTGGTCTCTGACCAGTACAGCGGATCGGTGGATGTCAAATCATAAATTTCGACACCGTCAAAGTCACAGACTTTTCCACCTTTTGCAGTGTAGACGTGCTGAAAATCAAAGGTGTTGAATGCACTGGTAAATTCGCCGAGCTTGGCCACTACATACCCTTCGCGCTTTGTCAGAGCGCCTGTATTAGTGACATTCACGTTATCGGCTTGGACGAGCCACTTCACGCCAAGCCGCAGAGGGTCTGACACGTTGTTTAGCCCGTTGAAACGACTGATCGTTGCCATAACAAAAATTACCTCAAACTGCCCGACACGGTGAGCTTCCCAGAATCAATCGGGTAAGTCTCTCCGTTACCGTCCACGATCCAGACCTCATAGTACAACGTCTGAGCCGATGCTGTCGTCGTTCCGTCAATCGGGAAATACGCAGCACCATTTACCGCGTCACTAACTATTCCTGCGATAGTCGCAAAGTGCACAGGAGCATCGGGCGTCGACTCGACCTTCTCAGTGTCAAGAATGAGCTCGAGAGTTGCATCAGTAAGATCGAGAGGCGACGTCACTCCGTCAGTCACTTTGGTGAACTGAAAGGCTAGACGCTTTGTGCTTTTCCGTGCACGAATGATTGAGCTCATAAAGTCTCCACAACGACAGCATTGTCGTTCAAAATAGCAGAACTGTCTATCACGTTTACCCGCGCCGAGAACTTCGAATCTGACAACTCTGCACGCAGCACGGAGTCAGATGTACGTCCGGTGTACGTGTCGTCTGTGGACGCAGCAGAAAGTCTGTCCACGTACACAGTCAGCCCAGCGTCTGCAGTTTTCGGATTTGACAGAAGTTG